GTTACTTTGATTTACCTAACGGAACAACTGCACAGAGACCATCTGCTGCAAGTGGAATGATTAGATATAATTCTACATTAAATCTTGCAGAGTATTATGATGGGACATCATGGAAGGCGATTGATTCTCCTCCAACAGTAACATCTATTTCCCCAGAAACATTTACTGCATCTGGAACAACAATTACTATCACTGGACAAAACTTTCAATCTGGTGCAAATGTTAAATTGATTGATACCAATGGAACAGAGTTGACTCCAGATTCAGTCGCACTCGTTTCTGCATCTTCTATTACATTCGGTACAACTCAGGCGATGGTTGATAATGAAAACGATAAATTTGATGTTAGAGTAACAAATACATCTGGACTTTCTGGAACATTGGATAATGTATTAGAAATTTCTGATGGAACATTCTCATTTACCCGTTCTGCAACTTCTACACTTTATGATTCTGGAAGAAGTTCTGGATTTGCCGCTGGTGGTTCATTATCTGGTGGTGGTGGAGAATCTGATATATCTATTGTATATGCCGTTACTTCTGGTTCACTTCCTTCTGGTGGTTCTATTAGTTCATCTACTGGTATTGTTACAGGTATTAGTGCAGTTGGTTCAGACACAGTTTCTAACTTTACCGTTACTGCTACTGTTACTGATAGTTCATCTAGCACTGAAACAGAATACACTCGTGCATTTGCATTAACAGTCAAATCACCTACAGTTACATCTTACACATCAACTGGTTCTGGAACATTCAGTGTTCCAACAGGGACTACTGCTATTGATGTTCTAGTCGTTGCCGGCGGTGGGCCTGGCGGTGGTGGTTATCAAGGTGGTGGCGGCGGAGCTGGTGGACTTATCTATAGACCAGCGTTCCCTGTAACCCCAGGCGGTTCTGTATCTTACTCTGTTGGTAGTGGTGGTCAATTTACTCAACCAGTGGGAACTAACGGACAAAACTCAACATTTGGTTCACTAACTGCTATTGGTGGTGGTCGTGGGCAATCAGAAACTCACGGAATTGCTTGGGATGATTGGGGCGCCGAGCCTGGCGGTTCTGGAGGTGGTGGTTCTCATGGTGCCCACCCAAACATAAATGGTAGAACAGGCACTCAACCTCAACAACCAGGCGACTCTGGATCTTATGGATTCGGAAACCCAGGCGGGAATGGTGTTTCTACACCAGGCGTATATACTGGTGGCGGTGGTGGTGGTGCAAACTCTCAAGGCGGTAACGCCTCTGGTGATGTTGCCGGTTCTGGTGGTGCTGGTAAATCATACTCAATTTCTGGTTCTAGTGTGACATACTCTGGTGGCGGCGGTGGTTCACACCGTGATGGCGGAACTAACGGTTCTGGTGGTGCTGGTGGTGGTGGTGCTGGTGGCAATAGTGGAACTGCTGGATACTCAAACCGTGGCGGTGGTGGTGGTGCCGGAAGAGGTAATATTCCAGGCTATGCTGGCGGTGGCGGTTCTGGTATAGTTATTGTGAAGTACTAATAAATATGAAAAAGAATTTTAAAGGTAGAAATTAATGGCATACATAGGTGCATCTCCAGCTTACGGAGTATTTAACAGACAGGTTATTACAGGTGACGGTTCTACTACAGTGTATGACCTAGACTACCCTGTATCTTCAGCAACTCAGTTGATGATTGTATTGGACGGTATCGTTCAAGAGCCAGAATATTCTTACACTGTAACAACTAGTTCTGGAAGTGGAAAATTAACATTTTCAGAAGCACCAGATAATAATTCTCGTGCATCTATCGTTTATATGGGTAGACAGTTACTTGTTCCTACAACAGCAGTATCTTCTCCTCATATTGACACATTTAATGGTAATGGTTCAACAACTTCATTTACACTAACTCGTGTACCTAGTGCTGGTAATGGTGCAAACCTTTTAGTTTTCGTTGACAATGTATATCAAAGATATGGTGCAAGTTATTCATATGTAACAAGTGGCGAAACATTAACTTTTAGTGCTGCTCCAGATAGTGGTACTGCAAATATTCAAGTAATTCAACTTGCAGAGTCAAACAATGTTATTGATACAGTTTTAGATAACTCTATCACAAACGCAAAACTCTCGTTGAGTTATTCTCCATCACACTTTACTGGTGATGGTTCAGATACAACATTTACTATTACAACTGGACATACAGTTGATACAATACTAGTATTTGAAAACGGAGTCTGTTTGAAACCGACTACAGACTATACCGTTTCTGGAACAACATTAACAATGGTTTCTGCACCTTTAAATGGTTCAGAGATTTCGGTAAGATATATGCCAATTTAAGGAATGAAAGATGCCAACAAGTAGAGCCAAAGACCTCGCAGACTTTATTGCAAAACAATCAAGTAGTGCAGATGATATTTTAGAAACAGGTGCATTGCAACTTCCTGCTGGAACAACAGGAGAAAGACCAACTGCTGTAGAAGGTATGCTTAGATATAACTCAACACTAGACTTAGCAGAGTATTATGATGGAAATAACTGGAAAGCAATTGATTCCCCACCAACAATAACATCTATTTCTCCAGACAATTTCGATACTGCTGGTGATACAATTACTGTTGCTGGTGCAAACTTTCAGTCTGGCGCAACAGTAAAAATTAAAGCTGCAGACGGTAGTGAATTTTCAGCATCAAGTGTAACAGTTACAAATTCTTCAACTATATCATTTGATATTACATCAGCAATGGTGGCAGATGATAATGACCCCTATGATGTTATTGTATTAAACACTTCTGGACTTTCTGGGACTTTGGCAGCTTCATTAGACTTTGCACCAGAACCAGCATGGACTGTTGGAGCTGGTAGTCTTGCAAGCATCTATGATTCGGGAAGAAGTTCTATTTCAATTACAACAGGTGCAACTTCAACAGAGTCAGATGCAACAATTACCTATGCGGTAACTACAGGTTCTTTACCTAGTGGGTTATCTATAGCATCTGGTACAGGAACAATTACTGGAACAGCATCTGCTGTTGGTTCTGATACAACAAGTACATTTACTCTTACTGCAACTGCAACAGATAGTAGTAGTAATACAACAACAAATACAAGACAATATTCTATTGTAGTAAAAGCACCAGCAATAACCTCTTACACTTCAACTGGTTCTGGAACATTTAGTGTTCCATCTGGACTAACAGCACTAGACGTATTAGTCATTGGTGGCGGCGCCGGTGGCGGTGGTGCTGGTTCTGATGATACAGCTGGTGGCGGTGGTGGTGCTGGTGGTCTAATTTATAGACCCGCATTTCCTGTAACTCCATCTGGTTCAATTTCATATAGTGTTGGTGGCGGCGGTGGCCCGTCAGGCAATGGACTTGATGCTGGCGGTAATCCAGGCACAGATTCAACATTTGGAACACTCACTGCTAAAGGTGGCGGTGGCGGTGGTTCATATGCTAGTTATAGTGGTCAAAATGGTGGTTCTGGTGGTGGTGGAGCAACTCAACCTCAACGCCAACAAGGCGGTGCTGGAATTCAACCACAACAACCTGGCGACTCTGGATCTTATGGATTTGGTAATCCAGGCGGACAAGCAGCCAACTATAGTCCTCCAGCACAGGGTGCGACTTCTCCCAACGCTGGTGGCGGTGGCGGTGCTGGACGTGCTGGATACAATCATAACGAATCTCCAAGTGCAGGCGGTGGTACTAGTAAATCATACTCAATCTCTGGTTCACCAGTAGCATATGCTGGCGGTGGAGGCGGCGGTGGAGGAAATGGCGCTGGTGGTGGCGGTGGCGCTGGCCCAGGCCAACCAAGTGCTCAATCTGGAAATGGTGATAACGCAACTGCAAACCGTGGTAGCGGTGGCGGTGGTGCTAACAGTCACGGAAATGGTGGTAGCCACAGTGGTGGTTCTGGCGGTTCTGGTGTCATTATCGTAAAGTACTAAATAGGATTAAAGGACAGGATAAACTAAATGCCAATTTCAAAAATTAAAGGTGGTGCAATTAATGATGATGCAATCTCAACTGCAAAGATAGTTGATGATGCTGTTACATCTCCAAAAATTGTAGACTCATACACAACTGCTCTTCAAACTAATCCAGAATTCAGTGGAACTGAAGCAGCAAGAATGCCACAAGGTACAACTGCTCAACGAGCATCTGCACAGGCTGGTGATTTAAGATTTAATACAACACTTTCTTTAATGGAATACTATGATGGAAGTCAATGGAAATCAATTGATTCCCCACCAACTATTACTTCAATTTCTCCAGATAATTTTGATACTGCTGGAGATACTATTACTATTAGTGGTTCAAACTTTCAATCGGGAGCAACAGTTAAGATTGTTGCAGCAGATAATGCTGAATTTTCAGCATCAAGTGTAACAGTTACAAATTCTTCAACTATAACATTTGATATTACATCAGCAATGGTTGCCGATGATAATGACCCTTATAGTGTAGTAGTTACAAACAATTCTGGACTTTCTGGAACTTTAGCAGCTGGTTTAGACTTCGCACCAGAACCAGCATGGACTGTTGCGGCAGGAACTCTTCATACAATATTTGATACAAATAGAACTGATGCACAAAGTATTACAACAGGTGCAACTTCAACAGAATCAGATGCAACAATGTCATATGCGGTAACTACTGGTGCTCTTCCTAGTGGACTTTCAATTTCAAGTTCTACAGGAACAATTACTGGTACTACATCAGAAGTTGGTAGTGATACAACAGTAACATTTACAATTACTGCAACTGCAACTGATAGTTCTGGTAACACAACAACAAACACAAGACAATATTCTATAATTCAGAAAGCACCTGTAATTACATCTTACACATCTACTGGTTCTGGAACATTCTCTGTTCCAAGTGGACTAACATCTGTTGATGTACTTGTGGTCGCTGGCGGTGGTGCTGGTGGTAAATTCGACCCTGGCCTCTATGGTGGTGGCGGTGGTGGTGCTGGTGGTCTAATTTTTAGACCTTCATTTCCTGTAACTCCATCTGGTTCAATTGCATATAGTGTTGGAGCTGGTGGTAATAATTCATATGGACACAATCAAGCAAATCCTCAAGAAAAAGGACAAGATTCAACATTCGGATCATTAACTACTAAAGGTGGTGGGTGTGGTGCTACAACAGGTACGCCTGGTACATCAACTGCTTTACAAGGCGGTTCTGGTGGTGGACATTGTTATGGTAGCGGTGGGCCTACATCTGTGCCAGAAACTGCGAACTCTGCTATTGGTCTCTTTGGCAACCCTTCGGGTCGTAAAGGTGGAGATGCAACTCAACCTCAAGTTGGTGGTGATTCTTCCACTTATGGTTTTGGAAACTCTGGTGGTGATGGAGAATATACTACTGGACATGGATCTGGCGGTGGCGGTGCTGGTGGTATTGGGTATGACTATGCTAGAAATGGAGCGCCACAAGGTGGTGGTAACGGTCATGGTGGTATTGGTAAATCATACGATATCTCTGGTTCAGAAATAGCATATGCTGGCGGTGGCGGTGGCGGTAGTTACTGGAATTATGGACTTGGTGCTGCTGGTGGTGGTAATGGTGGAACGAATGGTGGACAAGGTAGTCAAGGCACTACAGCATCACAATCAGCTACTGCAAACCGTGGTTCTGGTGGTGGCGGTTCAGCTGCAGCTCCAGGCCCAACCTTTCAGGCAAGTGGCGGTTCTGGTGTCATTATCGTAAAGTACTAAAAACCTATTGACATTGTACCTAAATATAGGTATAATGAAACTAATAATTCGTAATTCAAAGGAGCGATAATTATGGCTAAAAAAGCAATGGGGAATTCTCCCTATGATGAATCTGTTTTTGATTATGGTGATCTTACTGATGATCATAAAGAAGCAGTAAAAAAATGTTTAGAACTTGCTAAGAAAGCAGGAGTCCACGAACAATTCATTGAGATTATAAAAGTAAAATTTAATCTTTCTACTCTCCCAACATATGATATGGCAAACTCTGAAACATGGAAATCCATGAAATCAGATGATAACCTGTCTTGTTCTTCTGGAGGACATACTCAAGCAAATGGTATGAACTATCCTTATGTTTCAGTAATGGCAGATATTCGTGATATCGATAAGTGGTTAGCAGGTGAAATCACAAACTTATCTAATATGAAAAGTAGCGCTGAAGAAAACGCTAAATAGTATTACAATAAGTTTTTAAATAATGGAGATATATTATGTCATTTACTGATGGTAAAGATACAGGTGAAAGTACCTCTTTCACTGAAGCAAGTAAAACTTCCCTAACTCAAACACAACAACAACCTCGTTTCGTTGTTATTTCTGCAAAGATTTTTACAGAAGAACAGTGTCAAGAAATTCTTGATGACACTATTCCAGAGCTCTGGAGAGATATGAAGTTTATGGGAGATAACCAAAAACTTGCAAAAGCAAAAATACACAAGATACACAGTGACGATAAGAATTCGTTTCCTCATGCACCAATCTATGAAGCATTTAAAACAATTGACAATCAGGTATTCCAATGCAGTACTCAAGGACATCATATACATGATTATATGACTGCCCAAGAGTTTTCTAGTGGGGGATACTATTCTATGCACCAAGATTTGGTTACACAGATGAACACAAGAAAACTAACTGCAATTGTTAATCTTACTAAACGTGAAGATTATGATGGTGGTGATTTGCGATTCTTAAATATTCCAAACAGTAAAGAATTTAATGAACAGGGGTATATTCATATATTCCCATCTTTCTTTGCATGGGAAATTACTAAGATTAGAAAGGGTAAGAAAAAAATTATTACTGCCTTTGCACATGGAGAGGAGTGGAAGTAATGATACTTGAAAACGATTATTATTTTTTTAAAGCTGCATTGACAGATGACCAATGTGATGAAATTATTATGCGTGGTGAGCGTGAAATGAAAGCAGCACAGAAACGTGGCGAGTCTATTGATGCAACTACCTTTGGACGCAATGATAAAGCAGGCATGATTGATTCTGGTATTGATGAGTCTGAACTTGTTGCACAGGATGCTATGACATCCCAACAACTTAAAAAGAAAGGGTTGGCTAGAGCAGAAGGTAAAGATAAAACCTTTATTCGTGATACTCATGTTTCTTGGTTAAATGACCAAGATATCTATGGTTGGTTACATCCCTATCTGCAACGTGCAAATCATAGTGCTGGTTGGAACTTCGATTGGAATTGGAGTGAGTCTCTTCAGTTTACAAAATATGGAGAACATCAATTTTATGGATGGCATCCAGATGCTGGTTCTAAACCAAATCCACCATTTTGGGATGTTAGAAACCCACCAAAGGGTTACGAGTATATTGAAAAAGAAGAGAATGGAGAAACAGTAAGATATCCAAAAGACAATGGTAATGGTAAAGATGGTGCATCTGCAAAATGGATATTTAATCCAAACTATGCTGGTAAAATTCGTAAACTTTCTATGACAGTAAACTTAACTAATCCTAAGAATTATAAAGGTGGAAACTTAAAGTTTGACTTTGGGCCTCACGCTGCAAGAGCAAGATATCATACTTGTACAGAAATTCGTGAACGTGGTTCTATTATTGTATTTCCTTCAGATAGGTATCATCAAGTGACACCAATCACCAGTGGAACAAGATACTCTCTTGTTATGTGGACATTAGGAGATCCTTGGAAATGACATTTTTTTTAGAAAACAGATACGCCTTTGCAGAAGGACTAATTCCTAAAGACCTTTGTTCTGTAGCAACACAGTATGTCCAGTTTAGAGAAAAATATTTTGATGAAAGAGAAGACCCTGTAGATGGACAAATACCAGATACACATTCAATTTATAATGATACATTAATGGAAACATTGATGTTCTTTATGCATCCTCATATGGAAAGAATTACTGGACTTAAACTTTGTCCAACATACACATACTATCGTAATTATAAACCAGGCGATGAACTTAAACGTCATTCTGATAGATACTCTTGTGAAATTTCTACAACAGTTTGCTTAGGATATGATTATAAAGATGTCGCAGAAGATTATCAATGGGGTATGTATGTCGACCCAGAATCAAATCATACTTTGCCAGAAAATAAAGGTGAAGATGGTCTGTTTAAATCGGAGTCTCGTGATGGGGTGTTATTAAAACAAAACCCAGGCGATTGTATTATATATCGTGGATGTGAAATTGAACACTGGAGAGATAAGTTTGAAGTTGGTGAGGGTTCTTACCAATCTCAAGTATTCATGCATTATATTGATATGAATGGCCCATACTATCCAGAGTATAAATTCGATAAACGAGTTGGTATAGGCGCTCCAAAAAGTCTTTAAAAACTACCTATAATCCAAAATCTTTAACACAGTTTCCTTATAAATAGATATATAAGAGGAGACTGTGTTCAATGGCGACAATATCAAATATATTTATTAACCAAGGTGCTGACTTTAGTACTACTGTTACTATATCAGATAGCAATGGTTCTGCACTAGACTTATCTAGTTATACTGCACTTGCACAGATTCGTAAAACCTATGAGTCAACGACTGCAACAGGGTTCACAGCAACTTTCGATTCTGATAGAACCACTGGTAAAATCACACTCTCCCTTTCTGATACTCAAACCTCTTCTCTTGAATCGGGACGTTATGTTTATGACTTACTCATTACAGGCGCAGCGAATGATAAGACTAGAGTAGTTGAAGGTATTGCTACTGTTAATCCAAGTGTATCTAGGAGTTAAATAAATGTCAATCAGCGCAAAGATAAATACATCTAGTACAATACAGGGTTCGGTATCGCAAGGAAACCAACCCCAAGTAACTCGTGTTACAGTGCCAGGCCCAAAGGGTGACTCTGGTGCAGCAGGGGGTAAATTAGTAGAACTTGCAGATGTAAACGCAGACTCCGTTACGGATGGAGCATTGATTCAATATGATGGTGGAACTGAAAAATTTGTTATAACGAATGTAGTTGAAACTGATACAGGCACAATACGTCTGAACGGTGGAACTTTTTAATATAAACTTAAACAAGGTAGAAAAATAATGTCAACAATTATTCAAATCAAACGCACCACTACGGCAAATCTACCATCTACGTTAGAACAAGGCGAATTATCATATATCTATGATACTAGTTCGACTGACACAGATGCAGGCGGTAACGGTGGAAGAATCTATATCGGTGACCCAACATCGAATTCAAACACTCCAATTAAGATTGGCGGTAAATATTACACCGACTTAATGGAACATAGTCACGGTACGCTCACTGCAAGTGCAGCTTTACTCGTAGACTCAAACAAAAAAATTAATGAGTTGTTTGTAGACAATCTCAAAGTTGATGGTAATGCAATTACTTCAACAGACACAAATGGCGATATTACCGTAACTCCAAACGGAACTGGTAAGTCTATCATAACAAACATCTATACAGATGCATCTACATCCCTTCAAGAATATATCGAAGATATTTCTGGCGGTTCTGTAACTGCTGGTGAAGGTATTGATGTCACTTATGATGATGCAGCTGGAACAACTACAATTGCTGGTGAAGATGCAAGTACATCTAATAAAGGTATTGCGTCTTTTGACAGTAATGATTTTGATGTAGCAAGTGGTGCTGTTACATTGGAAGATACTGTTGTTAAAGCAATCACTACAGATGACGGTGCATTGACTGTTGCTTCACATGGGATATCAATCCTTGGTGGTGAAGGAATGGATGTTAATCATACTGGTACAGCAATTACTGTTAAAGGTGAAGATGCAAGTACAACTAATAAAGGTATTGCTTCTTTCGCAACGGCAGACTTTGCAGTATCATCTGGTGCAGTAACTATTAAAGCATTGGGTGTTGGAACTGCTCAAATCGCAGCAGATGCTGTAAATGGTGATAAGATTGCAGACAACGCTATTGACTCAGAACATATTACAAATGGTTCTGTTGATAATGGACATCTTTCTGGTGGTATCGCAAATGCAAAACTTGCTAACGATGGTATTACAATCGGTTCAGATGACACATCACTTGGTGATACAATCACAGACTTAAACGGATTGACTTCTGTTGATGTTGACAACTTAACACTAGATGGTAACACACTATCAAGTACTGATACAAACGGTGACTTAAACCTAACTCCAAATGGAACAGGTACAGTTGTTGTTCCTTCTGGTTATGAGGGACGTGCTGGATTTACTGCACAGTCACTTGTTAACAAAACATATGTTGACCAAGTTGCAAACGGACTTGATGTTAAAGCATCTGTAAAAGTTGCTACAACAGCAAACCTTACAACAAACTATAATAATAGTGCTGGTACATTGACTGCAACTTCAAATGGTGCAATCACAATTGACGGTGTTTCTCTATCAGTAAATGATAGAGTACTTGTTAAAGACCAGACAACACAAACACAGAATGGTTTCTATAAAGTAACTACTGTTGGTTCTGGTTCTGCAGCATTTGTTCTTACAAGAACTCCAGACGCAAACGAGGCATCTGAAATTACAGGTGGAGCATTTACTTTCGTTGAAGAAGGTACTGCAAACGCAGACAATGGTTATGTTGCAACACACAACGGTGTTCCAACTTTAGGTACTGATTCTATTACATTCGACCAATTCTCTGGTGCTGGACAAATTTCTGCTGGTGCAGCATTGTCTAAGAATGGTAATACTATTGACGTAGAAGTAGACGATAGTTCAATCGAAATATCTGGTGATGCACTACAAGTTAAAGCACTTGGTATCACTAACGGTATGTTAGCTGGTTCAATCGCAAATGCAAAACTTTCAAACAGTTCTGTTACTATCAATTCAACAGCACTTGCACTAGGTGGTTCACTTACACTGGACACTGGTGATTTTGCAGAGAATGGAAACTTATTCTACACAGACGAAAGAGTTGATGACAGAATTAATGCACTCTTCCAAGCAGGAGAAGGTATTGATTTAACATACAATGACTCTTCAAACACATTTACTGTTGATGCAGAACTTGCTACTGCAACAAACAGAGGTGTTGCATCTTTTGCTACGGCAAACTTTACAGTCTCAAGTGGAGCAGTTACCGTTACTGGTATTGATGGTGGAACTTATTCATAAGGGATAGGGTTACACTATGTCAACCGTAATAAAACTTAAAAAAAGTGAAACAGCACTTTCCAAACCCTCAACGAGTGACCTCGTTGCGGGCGAAGTTGCGATTAATGCTCTCGACCAGAGAATCTTTGTTCGTGATAGTAATAGTAAGATTATTACTATCGGTGAAGCTGGTGGTAAGAGACATGAAAGTGCGGCAGTAGAACATACTGTTACGGTTGCAACAAAAACTAATAAACACAGATATAACGGAACTGGTTCGTCAAGTGGTTATAAGATTGATGGTTCATTCTCTCCTACGATTGAATTGGTGCCAGGCAACACTTACAAATTCGACCAAGCAGATTCGTCTAACTCTGGACACCCTCTTCGATTCTATTACGAAGCAGATAAAACAACAGCCTTTACTACTGGTGTAACAACATCTGGTACGCCTGGAAATTCTGGTGCATATACTCAGATAGTTGTTGCAGATACAACTCCCTCAGTTCTTCATTACCAATGTTCTAATCATGGTTACATGGGAAACCAAGTTGTTATCGGAACAAGAAACCTAACTGGACTTGATACTGGTGACTTGGGAGAAGGAACTAATCTTTATTATACAGATGCTAGATTTGATACAAGATTAGGAACTAAAGATACAGGTGATTTATCAGAAGGTTCTAACCTTTATTATACTGATGCAAGAGTACTAACTAAAATCAATGCAACAGGCATTGACGCACTTAGTGATGTTGACACAACAACTGCATCTCCATCTAATGGACAAGCACTTGTTTGGGATGGTTCTCAATGGGAGCCTGGCACAGTTGGTGGACAAATCACGGTACAAGACGAAGGTTCTTCATTATCAACATCTGCATCTACAATCAACTTTGTAGGTTCTGGTGTTGTCGCATCTGGAACAGGTTCTACAAAAACTATTACAATCTCTGGCGGTGGAGGTGGTGGAGGAATCGCATTATCAGACATAAGTGTTGGTTCAGAAGCAACTGCAGCTGGTGATGGTGGACTTGCATATAATAATACTTCAGGCGTATTTACATACACTCCCCCAACATTAAGTGGTATCGGTGGAACAACAGACAATGTAACTGAGGGTTCTAGCAATCTTTACTTCACAGACGCAAGAATAGATACACATCTAAACCAATCTACTGCATCAGCCAATCAAGTTCTTTCTTGGGATGGTAGTGATTATGCGTGGGTTAATCAGTCTGGTGGTGGAGGCGGTGGTGGTAATGCATTCACTAATTTCGCAGTAAGTGGACAAAGTACAATACAAGCAGATAGTTCAACAGACACATTAACTCTAGTTGGAGCAGGACTAAATAGTATAACAACGAATGCATCATCTGACACAGTAACAATAGGAACTCCTACTGGAATACCTTTTGTGAAAGAGGATGGAACATCAACAAGTTTAAATATGAGTGTTGTGGCAGGAACATTGTCAACAGCAGTTGCTAGTTTATACATACCTTTCGTCAAAGACGATGGAACTAGTGTTACTACACTTGTAATGAGTTAAGGATAAAAGATGGCAGCGAAAACCCCAATTAAAGCAACATTTACTGGTTCGGACGTAACAGGACTTGCAGAATTTGTGGCAGCAGACTTTATCCCTATCTCCGATGGTGGTACAGGTGCAGTAACAGAAGCTGGTGCTAGAACAGCATTGGATGTAGATTCGAAAGCAGAAGTAACAACAAAAGCAGTCAATAACGGTATTACGTTTGCGATTGCATTAGGATAACGATATGGCAATACCAAGTACAAGAGCAACATTCAAAGAATACTGTCTTAGAAGTTTAGGTAAGCCAGTAATTGAAATCAATGTTGACCCAGACCAAGTAGAAGATAGAATTGATGAAGCACTTCAATATTTTTCACAGTATCATTATGATGGTATTGAAAGAGTATACCTAAAGTATCAGATTACACAAGCAGATATTGACAGGGCAAGAAGTGATAATTCATTACCTTCTGTAACAGATGTTGATGCATCTACAACAGCAGTATGGAAAGAACAGAATAATTATATTCCTGTTCCATCTACCATTATGTCTATAGTCAAAGTATTTCCTTTGACAGATAAAGCATCTTTGAATATGTTCGATGTACGTTATCAGATGAGACTGAATGACTTATATGACTTTAGTTCTACTTCTGTTATACATTACGAAATGACAATGCAACACCTAGACCTTCTAGACCATATTTTGATTGGTGAGACTGCAATACGTCACAACCAACACCAGAATAGATTGTATTTGGATGCAGACTTTAAAACTGATTATGTTGATGGAGATTATATCGTCATTGAATGTTATCGTAAATTAGACCCAGCAACTTTCACAGATGTGTGGGATGACATATTCTTGAAGAAGTATGCAACACAACTTATTAAAATGCAGTGGGGTGCAAACCTTTCTAAATTCCAAGGCATTCAAATGTTGGGTGGAGTTGCCCTAAATGGCGAACAGATATATACTCAAGCACAAGAACAAATTGAGAAATTAGAAGAACAAATTCAACTGGCATATGAGTTGCCTCCAATGCATATGATAGGTTAAGAAATGCCAACTAATGTATACTTTGATACAGGTACAAAACCAGAGCAGAACCTCTATGAAGATTTAATCATAGAACAACTGCGTATTTACGGTCAGGATTGTTATTACATTCCTCGTAACATGGTGTCTGAAGATAAAGTATTTGGAGAAGATTCACTATCTAAGTTTGAAGATGCATACATGGTTGAAATGTATGTTGATAACATAGATGGATATGAAGGCGAAAAAGAATTGATGTCTAAGTTTGGTTTAGACATTCAAGACGATGCAACATTCACAGTTGCAAGAAGAAGATGGGAACAGTTTGTTACGATAGATAATAATCTTGTTGTATCATCAAGACCAAACGAAGGTGATTTAGTATACTGGCCTAAAGGAAGTAAACTGTTTGAAATCACATTTGTTGACCATGATGACCCATTCTATCAAGTACACAATCTACCGACATACAAACTAAAATGCAAAACCTTTGAATACGGTTCAGAGGATTTGGATACTGGTATTGCAGAGATTGATGCAATTGAAGCAGATAACAGTTTAGACCAGTTGTCACATCAAATGACTCTAGAGAATGCAACAACATTCAACGAGTTCTTTGCTTTGGAACAGGGAACACCTTCAGATGGACAACTCATACTAGAGGATTCATTACTTGGTGATAAAATTCTATCTGAGACAGTAGATAATACTGGTTCAATTATTATGGAAAATAATGTAGAGGGTGCTGATGCGTCCTATATAATACTAGAAACTTATCGGGTTGACACTATTGATGAAAGCGCTCAGAATGATTTATTTGATAGTGAAGAGGATACAATATTAGATTTTACCGAATCAAATCCATTCGGTGATGCTGGGAAATAAATTATGATTGGAAATTACTTTTACAACGAATCGACAAGGAATGTAGTGGTAGGATTTGGTTCTATCTTCAACAACATTCAACTTGTTAAGAAAGACAATTCTGGTAACGTGACACAGACTATGAAGGTGCCTCTTGCATATGGCCCAAAACAGAAGTGGTTATCAAGATTAAACCAAGACCCTAACCTTACTAAAAAGGTTGCGGTTACTTTACCTCGTATTGGTTTTGAGATTAGTGGTTTAGAATACGACCCATCTCGTAAACTGAATAAGATGATAAAGGTGAAGAAGCATGCTGACGGAGCAGATAAAGACCAATTAAAATCTGGTTTCATGCCTGTTCCTTATAATGTTAGTTTTGAACTATTCATTATGAGTAAGAACTCAGACGATGCATTACAAATTTTAGAACAGATTCTACCATACTTTCAACCAGAGTACACAGTTACTTTGAGAGAAGTACCAGAATTAGATATTGTTAGAGATGTTCCTGTAACATTAAACAGTATTAGTTATGAAGATAGTTATGAGGGAGACTTTGCAAGTCGTAGAGCAATTATCTACACACTAAGTTTCTCTGCAAAGTATTATCTATATGGCCCTGTAAGTTCACAGAATGTTATTCGAAGTGTACAGGTTGACCAATATACAGATATGCCAGTGAACTCTCCTAAGAGAGAACAGAGATATTCTGCAACACCAAAACCAGCAGATGTTGCTCCATCAGATTGGGATGTCGATGACGGTGATTTCGGATTCAATGAGACTACAAGTTTCTATGAAGATGCAAAAACTTTCGATCCATCTAGTGGACAAGACGTATAAATATAGGAAAGAATTAAAAGGGTTGATGAAATATGGCAATTAGAAAAATTATTAAAAGAGCTACAGACTCACTCTTTGTAAACACAGAGTTTGATGGAACAGAAGCAATCAAACCACCAGCTGGAACAACTGCTCAACGAGCAAATGCTGCTGCTGGTGATTTAAGATTTAATACGACAACAAACTTGATGGAGTATTATGATGGAAGTGGATGGAAATCAATTGATAGTCCGCCTGTGATTTCATCTGTCTCTCCATCTGCTATTGCTAACTCATCTAGTTCCGTTGACATTACTATAAGTGGTGACTTTTTTGCAAGTGGTGCTACAGTAAAAGCAATTGGTCAAGATTTGTCTGAGATTGCAGCATCCTCAGTAACATTTACAAATTCAACAACTCTAGTTGCAACATTCAATGGAACAAGTTTTGCAGATGCACAAGAAGATTATAGTATTGAAGTAACAAATGTATCTGGACTTGCTGGTAAAGGTTCTGACCTACTAGCAGTAAATGCAAGTCCTGCTTGGACTGTTGCGGCAGGAACACTCACCACCATTTATGATTCTAGTAGAAGTGGTATTTCAATTACAACAGGTGCAACAGACGATGAAGGTGCATCATTAACGTATTCTGTGTCTACAGGTTCTTTACCTAGTGGACTTTCTATTTCTTCATCAACAGGAACAATCACTGGTTCTACTAGTGCAGTTGGTAGTGATACAACAGTGACATTTACTTTATCGGTTACTGATGGTAGTAATACTACAACAAGACAATATTCTATAATTCAAAAAGCACCAACCATAACATCTTACACATCTACTGGTTCTGGAACATTCAGTGTTCCTACTGGTGTATCAACAGTTGATGTATTAGTTATTGGTGCTGGTGGTTCTGGTGGTGGTGATAACGGTGGCGGCGGTGGTGCTGGTGGTCTAATCTATAGACCTGCATTCCCTGTAACTCCAGGCGGTTCGGTTTCTTATAGTGTTGGTAATCATGGACAAAATACGCCTGGGCCGGTACACAATTCTAGAACTGGAGATAACGGCGGTAACAGTACTTTCGGAGGATTAACTGCTCTCGGTGGTGGTGGTGGCGGAAGTGGTCACCCAAACGCATCTATAGGTGGTGGTAAACCAGGCGGTTCTGGTGGCGGTGCTAGCGGCGAAGTGGCTCACTCTGGTGGTTCTGGAAATCAGCCTGGCCAACCAGGCGACTCTGGATCTTATGGATTTGGTAGTAACGGTGGTTCGTCATCTGGACAAGGTGGTGCTGGTGGCGGTGGCGCTGGTGCTGTTGGATCAAATGCAACTAACGAAAATGGTTTTGCTGGTGGTAATGGTAAATCATACTCAATCTCTGGTTCATCAGTAACTTATGCTGGCGGTGGAGGCGGTGGTGCTCAAAATGGACATCCTGGCCCTAGATCAGCTGGTGGTTCAGGCGGTGGTGGTCAAGGTGGTTCAAGTACCAGTATACCTGTAACTAATGGCATCGATGGAACAGCAAACCGTGGCGGTGGTGGTGGAGGTGCTGGTAACACTGGGCCCCATATTGGTATTGGCGCAGTTGGTGGTTCTGGTATCGTTATTGTAAAATACTAAGTATTACACAGTTTATTTTATTATGAGGTAGAAATGAATTTTATTGAGGAATATAGCATTCCAAAAGATGTTTGTGATGATATTGTAGATTATTTTTATAAAAATAAAAGTAATCACGAAGAAGGTGAAATTGGTGAGAAGAAGATAGATAAAAGTATAAAAGATTCAATTGACTTGGGTTTAAGTACAGAACAATTTATAAAAGGATTGCCATCTTACACTCCATATCTAAGTGAACATATAAACTTGTATCTTGAAAAATATATGGGTATTGTTTCCAAGTGGGGGCCAATACAAATAAATGAGGGAGTTAATATACAATATTACAATCCTTCTGGTGGGTTTAAGGTAATTCATAATGAAAGAGATGATTGGGAAACAAAAGCTCGTGAACTTGTTTTTATGACATATCTTACAAACACACCAAATGGAGGAACATATTTTCCCTTTCAAGAATATACTACTGAATGTATTATTGGAAAAACAGTAATATGGCCAGCAGGGTTTACTCACCCACATGTAGGAGAAGTGTCTAACACACACGAGAAAATGATTATAACTGGTTGGTTCAGTGTTTTCGATTCTACTAAATAATAATATAATTACACAATAGGAGTGAATATAAAATGACTAAAAAATGGAATGAAGAACATATTGAAGCGGCAGAAGAAGTAATGAACTTTGCTCGTGCAACAGGTAATGAAAAGTTTGCAGAGATGATTAAGGATTTATTTGAAATTAAAGAGAAGCCAGTTTTTGATGATACTGATTCTGTATTCAAGAACCTTTCTAACAAGTATAATATTGGGTGTAATGTTCAAGGATATAAATTAGAAGATGGTGTTCGTTATCCTTTCTATTCTATAGAAGGTGACATTCGTGAATTCGAAAAACTTCATGCAGAAGTAAAACAGATGCGTGTAGGTAATGTCGAAACAAGTTGAAATACTAGATAATGTTTTGGGCGTGACAGACGTAGTGGAAAATACAACAAGAGTTGTTTCTCCACCAAAACCTGTAGTTGTTCCCGAAACAAAAATGAATGAAGAAGATGTGGATAATGATTATAAATATCAAAGAGAAAACTTTTATAATCTGATAGAACGTGGGCAAGATGCAATTGATGGTATCCTAGACCTTGCGAGAGAATCAGAACATCCTAGAACCTATGAGGTTGCTGGGAACTTAATTAAACAGGTCGCAGAAGTGACTGAGAAACTTGGGGACTTACAGGGTAAAATGAAGAAACTAAAAGAAGTACCAAACTCTGCACCTAAAAATGTAACTAACGCATTGTTCGTAGGAAGCACCGCAGAACTACAGAAGATGTTAAAAGGAAAAGAATGATATGCCATTAACTAGATTTAAACTAAGTGCCATTGAGGACGGTGGAATTGCAACTGCTGATTTAGCAGACGGTTCAGTAACAACTGCAAAACTTGGTTCTGATGCCGTCACAACTGCAAAGATAGTGGACGGTGCAGTAACACTTGCAAAGACTGATTCACTATTTCTAAACACGGAAATTAGTGGAACTGAAGCAGCAAGGATGCCTGTCGGAACAACTGCACAACGTGCCAATGCACAATCTGGTGATATTCGATTTAATTCAACTCTGGAACTTATGGAATATTATACTGGAACTGATTGGAAAGCAATTGATTCCCCCCCTACTGCTACTAATATTTCTCCAACAACATTTGATGCCGCTGGTGATACAATTACTATCAGTGGAACAAACTTTCAAACTGGTTTAAGTATTAAAGTTATTGGTGCAAATGGAACAGAATACACACCAGCAAGTGTGACAAGAGTTTCTTCAACAACTGCAACATTTGACACAACCCAAGCTATTTTAGATACTGAATCTGATTTATTTGATATTAAATTATCAAACAATTCTGGACTTTCTGCTATATTAGAGAATATCCTTGAAATCTCAAACGGTACATTCGCATTTACAAACGCTGCTTCTAGTACAATTTATGACTTAGGAAGAAGTACTGGATTTGCTGCTGGTGGTTCATTATCTGGTGGCGGTGGAGAATCAGATGTAACCGTTGCTTATGCAGTTACAGCTGGTACACTACCATCTGGTGGTTCTATTAGTTCTTCAACTGGTTTAATCACTGGTATTAGTGCTGTAGGTTCAGATACAAATTCTACATTTACAATAACAGCAACTGTTACGGATGCTTCAGCAGGTTCAAGTACATACAGTCGTGCCTTTACACTCACAGTCGCTGCTCCAGTGATTGTCTCTTACACATCAACTGGTTCTGGAACATTCAGTGTTCCTACTGGTGTTTCTAGTGTTAATGCTCTAGTTGTCGCTGGCGGTGGTGCTGGTGGTTCTGCAAATAGTAACACTGGAACTGACGGTGGTGGCGGCGGTGGTGCTGGTGGTCTAATCTATAGACCTGCATTCCCTGTAACTCCAGGCGGTTCAGTTTCTTATACTGTTGGTTCTGGTTCATCCAGAGGGCAATCGTATGCTGTTACAACACAAACCAAACTATCGAACCTTTCAACCTACAACGGACAAGACTCTACATTTGGTACACTAACTGCTAAAGGTGGTGGTGCTGCTGGTGATGGGCCTGCTCCAAACGGAACTGCTATTGCTGGCGGTTCTGGTGGTGGTTCTGGTTCGGGTGGTGGTTCTTCACCCTCACCAAATGCTGGTGCTGCAACTCAACCTCAACAACCAGGCGACTCTGGATCTTATGGATTCGGAAACCCAGGCGGAACAAATGGTTATAGTTCTCCATATAATGGTTCTGGTGGCGGTGGCGCTGGTGCTGCTGGTAGACCTGCTGGCATCGGATCGGGCCCGCATGGCGGAAATGGTGGTGTTGGAAAACAATACGATATCTCTGGTTCACAAGTATACTATGCCGGTGGTGGCGCTGGTGCTGGTGGTGGCAGTGGCGCAGGCTCAGCTGGTTCTGCTGGACAAGGTGGTGGAGGCGATGCTCATCCATCTGTAGACTCTGCTCCTCTAAGCGGTGGTAATGGAAGTGCAAACCGTGGCGGCGGCGGTGGCGGTGGTGCCGGACTTGATAGTCCATCCAGACCGTGGTCAGCTGGTTATGGTGGTAATGGTGGTTCTGGTATCGTTATTGTAAAATATTAAACTCTGGAAAATAAAGATAATCAATGCCTGAATTTTTGTGGGCATTGACTGCATCTTCATAAGTTTCTACGATACAATCTCCTGCTAAATTAAAAGAAGTATTAAAGAGAATAGGACAACCTGTTCTCTTTTTAAATGCATCTATAAGATTATAATAGTGTAAGTTTTGCTCTTTTGTTACTGTCTGAATACGACATGTTTTATCTACATGTGTTATTGCAGGCAAGTCATCACTTTTAACATTCACTGCATACATCATAAATGGACTTTCTTTTAGTCCTCTCATATCAAAATAATCATGTACATGTTCTAACAACACAGTTCCAGCAAATGGACGATACCATTCTCTACCCTTCACTTTATTAATATAATCTTTTCCATCGACTCTTCTTGGGTCAAATAGAATGGAACGATTGCCTAATGCTCTTGGCCCTGCTTCAGACCTTCCTTGAAATATTGCAACACTCTTTCCTTCTTCGATAAGTTTTGCAACGTCATCGTAATCTGCTCCAATACCTTCTGGAATATAACTATGATACAATCCAAGATATATGTGTTTTTGTTTACGGACTGTCTTATCTTTAGTAAGAGTGTGGTGTATATACTTTGCAGCACCCATAGATGTTCCAGCATCACTAGATACAGGTTCAATATAAAACTCAACATCATCTCTTAAATATTCATAGTTTGCAACACAGTTTAGAAAGTACCCCCCAGCAAGAACAACTTTCTTAATACCAGTTTGTTCAATCATTTTATCAATGTACATCTTTACATGATTTTGTGTTGCAGTTTGTAACGCATATGCAAAGTCTGCTTTACTTTGAAAGTCAGTAAACTCGTAATCCAAGTATCCTTCTCGTAGATTCTCGTTTCTCCACTTGAACAGATTTGGGTTGAGTTGGTCATTAATATACATGGATGGAATAGAATCATTTGGTTTACCATAAGTTGACATTCCCATCAACTTTCCAGCATCCATTTCATTCATACCCATTGCGACACAGGTTTTTTGAAACGCAAGTCCTTCACTAAAATGATGTGATACTCTTGCAGTTCCAATATCAACATCACATTCAAATCCAACCATAACTTCTTTATCAATCTCTTCAAAGTTATTAGGATAAGATGCAACAAATGATGCATTTCTTTCAGAACCAAATGTTCCTTCTTGAAATTGAAAATGGCTAATAGGATAATCTGAACCCAATCCATCACGAATAATACACAATGCTTTCTTAAACCCAGAATTGTAGAATCCATGAGCAGCATGCATCATGTGGTGTTTTTGATTTAAGTCATATGTTTTGTTTGGGTGATTATAAAAAGAACGATTAAGATGAATAATTGCAGATGAGTATGGGTCTCTATCTTCAAAACTCTCTGGATTTTTAGGTGATTGAACGCCAGTTATACCAATACAGTCAATATTGTTTGTATATTTTGGCAGTTCATGTATTACATTATATGGAACTTTATCATACTTTATATTAGATAATCTCTCATTTTCTAAAGAGAACACAACTTCCCCATCGTCTAACAGTGTGACTGCTGAGTTGTGTATTCTATTTAATCCAATTATCTTCATAAAATCCTCATTATAAATAAGTATGTGATTACTATTATATAGTATTATTATGGAAATGTCAATATGCAAAATGAAAATCATTATCTAGGAAACCCGCTTTTAAAGAAATCTAATGTTCCTGTAAACTGGACAAAGGAAAACATCCTAGAATATCAGAAGTGTATGGAAGACCCCATATACTTTATTAAGAATTATATTAAGATTGTGTCTTTAGATGAGGGTTTAGTACCCTTTAGACTCTATGATTTCCAAGAGAATATCGTAAAGACAATCCACAACGACAGATTCACAATATGTAAGATGCCTAGACAGTCTGGTAAATCCACGACTATGGTATCCTATATTTTACACTACGTTCTGTTTAATCCTAACATGAATGTTGCCATTCTAGCGAACAAAGCTGCGACTGCAAGGGACATTCTTGGCAGACTGCAACTCGCATATGAGAATCTTCCTAAGTGGTTACAACAGGGTGTGGTATCTTGGAATAAAGGTTCTGTAGACTTAGAGAATGGTAGTAGGGTAGTTGCATCTTCTACATCCTCAAGTGCAGTTCGTGGTGGTTCATTTAACATGATATTCTTGGACGAATTTGCATTCGTTCCAACTAACGTAGCAGAGGACTTTTTCAGTTCTGTGTATCCTACAATCTCATCTGGTAAATCTACTAAAGTTATTATCGTATCTACACCTAATGGTATGAACCTATTCTACAAGTTATGGGTAGATGCAGAGAACAAACGTAACTCATATAACATCGTAGATGTACACTGGAGTCAAGTGCCAGGCAGAGATGATAAGTGGAGACAGGAAACAATTGCAAATACATCTGAAGAACAGTTTAAACGAGAGTTTGAATGTGAATTCCTTGGTTCTGCAAATACCCTTATCCATCCTACTAAAATAAAATCAATGGCATTCAAAAGTCCAATCACATCTAATGCTGGTTTGGATATGTATGAGAAACCTCGACATGGTGCAACTTATGTTATTGTTGCAGACGTATCAAGGGGTACGAATAATGATTACTCTGCATTCATTGTATTTGATGTATCTACAGTACCGTATAGAATTGTTGCAAAGTATCGTGACAATGAGATTAAACCTATGTTATTCCCTAATATTATCCATGATGTTGCGAAAGCATATAACATGGCATACGTTATGGTAGAGGTAAATGATATTGGTGAACAAGTTGCCACTGCACTACAATTTGACTTAGAGTATGAGAACCTAATAATGGCAAGCATGCGTGGTCGTGCGGGTCAAGTCGTTGGAGGTGGGTTTAGCGGTGGAAAAGCACAACTTGGGGTACGAACAACTAAGGCAGTAAAGAGATTAGGTTGCTCAAACATTAAACAAGTTATTGAAACAGATAAGATTGTTATACAGGATTACGACCTAATAACAGAACTATCTACCTTTATTCTTAAAGGACAATCATATGAGGCAGAGGAAGGACACACCGATGACCTTGTAATGTGTTGTGTATTGTTTGGATGGTTGGTGGAACAAACTTATTTTAAAGAATTAACTGATGATGATATTCGTGCAAGAATGTTTGCAGAACAACAGAATCAATTAGAACAGGACATGGCGCCATTTGGATTTATGGATGATGGTATCCAAGAACCATATGGTGAGACTGTTGTTGATGAATACGGTACTCGTTGGAGTCCTGTTGTTAGAACACATGATTCTGATTGGTAGAAAGTAGTAAAACCCTACATAATGTCAATTAGATCGTTTTCTAATTTTAAGTAACAATTAGCACAAACAACTTTGGACTGATTGATTAAATCTATGATTTCTTGTCTAGATTCTTCATTAAGTCCTTTACGTTTTGTGCGTTTACGAATTTCTGCCTCATAGGGGTGGAATTGGAGACATGCATTTTCAGATTCCCCACAGTAATGACAGTACTTATCTTCTAGGTGTTCGTTTACCCATATGATACGTTTCCTGTAATTCCGTTGGGATACACGTTTAATTGTTTCCTTATATTTGTTATAATGTTCTGACATACATTTATTTATATGTTAGACAACCTATAAAAATGCAAAGTGTAGAGATGCGTTTTTATAAATATATTCGTAAGATTGAGATAAACTAAATTATTGAATCCACAAAGGAGAAAACAAAGATGGCATTTCAAGTATCCCCAGGCGTTCTCGTCAAAGAGATAGACTTGACCAATGTCGTTCCTGCTGTTGCAACTTCAATTGGTGCGATTGCGTCAGGCTTTTCAAAAGGCCCAGTAGACGAAATCATTCCAATCGGTTCAGAGCAAGAATTGGTCAATATCTTTGGTAAACCAAACTCAAGTAACTTTGAGAACTGGTTCACCGCCGCTAACTTTCTTCAGTACACTAACGGACTTCGTGTCGTTCGAGCAGATACAGCTGCTGTAAACGCTACAGGTAACGCTGCTGGACTGAAGATTAAAAATGACGATGATTATGAAAATAACTATGCTGATGGTTCTGGTTCAGTAGGCGACTTCGCCGCAAAATATCCAGGCACATGGGGTAACGCTCTAGGCGTTTCTTTATGTTCTAACGCAACTGCTTTCGAGCAAACATTCACAGGTTCTGCTGGTACACTTGGTGTAACAACTGGTACTCCTGCTGCTGGAGCAACAACTGTTGGAGTTGACAACGGTGGTGGTTCTGCTGGTGATGGTGGTGGTGCATTCAACGTAGGTGACATTGTTCACTTCGGAGAAGCAGACGGCACACAGTATGAAGTTACTGCAATTTCAACTGATGACTTAACTATTCGTCAATTAGATGACGTTAATGGTGGTGGTCTAAAAACTGCACTAACTGCTGCAACAACTGTTCGTAGACGTTGGAAATTCTATGACTTATTTGATGGTGCTCCAGGCACATCAACATGGGCTTCTGACAAAGGAATGTCAAATGACGAAATGCACGTTGTTGTACATGACGTAACAGGTGCGTTAAGTGGTTTTGATTCAGATGTTGCTGGACAAAGAACTCTTGCAGTTCTTGAAACATATGCATTTGTATCACAAGCTTCTGGTGCTAAAACACCACAAGGTGGAACTAACTTCTACGCAAATAAAATCAACGTAGGTTCACAGTATGTTTGGTGGATGGATCACAATGGTTCATTGACAAATGCTGGAACTGATGTTGCAAGTGGTTCTTCATACGCTTCTACAGCATCACATGCTGGTGTTTTGTCTACACTACTAACTGGTGGTACAGACGATAACCCAACAATCGGTGAACTAGACCTTGCATATGGTTTATTCAGTGATGCAGATACAGTTGACATCAACTTAGTAATGGCAGGAAGTTGTCCTGCTGGTACAGATGGTGTTGCACACGCAACCATGATTATGGACTTGTGTGAATCTCGTAAAGATTGTGTAGGTTTCATCTCTCCTCGTAGAGAAGATGTTGTTGGAGTTACTACAGGTGCTGCACAGACAACTAACGTAAAAGGTTTCTTTGATAACCTTGCTAGTTCGTCTTACTCAGTATTTGATAGTGGTTACAAATACATGTATGACAAGTATGCAGACGTATACCGTTTTGTACCTATGAATGGTGACGTTGCTGGACTTTCTGCGAATACAGACAATGTTGCAGACCCTTGGTTCTCACCAGCGGGTTACAACAGAGGACAAATTCGTGGTGCAGTTAAACTTGCATTCAACCCAACAAAAGCACAAAGAGATATTCTTTATCCTGCTCGTGTAAACCCTGTTTGCACATTCCCAGGCCAAGGTACTGTTCTCTTCGGTGATAAAACTGCATTGTCTAGACCAAGTGCATTCGATAGGATTAACGTCCGTAGATTGTTCATTGTTCTTGAGAAAGCAATATCTACTGCTGCTAAGTTCCAACTATTTGAGTTTAACGATGCGTTTACTCAAGCACAGTTTAAGAACTTGGTTGAACCTTTCCTTCGTGATGTACAAGGTAGAAGAGGTATTACTGATTTCTCAGTAGTTGCTGATGATACTAACAACACAGGTGAGGTAATCGACAGGAATGAATTTGTCGCAGACATTTACATCAAACCTGCTCGTTCTATCAACTTTATTACACTAAATTTCATCGCCGTAAGAACTGGTGTTGCATTTAGTGAGGTAGGAGGTTAATCATGGCTAGTATAGACGATTTTAAATCAAACCTTATTGGCGGTGGTGCAAGAGCGAACCAATATCGTGTAATATTGACTACTCCCCCAGCAATTACTACTGGATTGGATATCAATAGAACATCATTTCTCGTGAAAGCAACATCGTTGCCAGGGCAAACTATTTCTGAAATTGAAGTTCAATTCAGAGGTAGACAACTCTACATGGCAGGCGATAGAACAGTTGAAGCATGGACTACAACTTTCATTAACGATACGGACTTTATGGTTCGTAACGCAATGGAGCGTTGGATGAGTGGTATCAATGATCTAGAAACAGGTGTTGGACTTACAAATGTGTCAGATTATACTGCACAATTGAGAGTTGAACAACTTGATAGAGATGATAACATTCTGAAGTCATATGTTCTAAAGAACTGTTGGCCGACTGCTGTGACACCGATTGAACTGTCATATGATACTGTAAGTGACATCGAAACATTTGATGTTACATGGAGATACACAAGTTTCTCCGCTAGCGCAGTATAAATCCTCTTTTTTATCTGACTAAATAGTTGGGTAAAACTTAGGAGAATTATAGTATGGCGGAACTTTTCGGTTTCAGAATTACAAGAGCGAATCAAGATGGGGGAAGTGACAGTTTCACTTCTCCTGTCTCTGATGACGGCACCCTTGATATTGTATCAGGCGGTGGACATTACGCATCTGTCCTCGATATGGATGGAAGAGACCGTAATGAAGTTGACTTAATCCGTAGATATCGTGACATTGCACAACAACCAGAGTGTGACAGTGCAATTGAAGATATTACGAATGAAGCTATTGTAAGTGATGAACGTGACCAATCTGTATCAATAATGCTTGACAGACTTGATGTCTCCCCTAAAATTAAATCAAAAATTCGTGAGGAATTCCATGAAATCCTACACCTATTAGACTTTAATGCAAAGGGACATGACATCTTTAGACGTTGGTATGTTGATGGCAGACTTTATTACCACAAAATTATTGACCCAAAACAACCTCGCAAGGGGATTAAAGAGGTTCGATATATTGACCCTCGCAAAATCAAAAAGGCGAGAGAAACACAAAAAGAAGTTAATGCATCTACTGGCATGGAAATGGTCAAGAAGATTGATGACTTCTACCTTTACAATGATAAAGGTTGGGAACAAAACGTAGGTACATCTGAAGGAGTTAAGATAACTTCTGATTCGATTACTTACTGTCCTTCTGGATTGATTGACATGGGTAAGGGTACAGTACTTTCTTATCTAAACAAAGCAATCAAACCTGTCAATCAGTTACGCATGATTGAGGATTCGTTAGTTATCTATCGTATATCTCGTGCGCCTGAAAGACGTATTTTCTACATTGACGTTGGTAACTTACCAAAGATGAAAGCAGAGTCATATCTAAAAGATGTGATGAATCGTTATCGTAACAAAATGGTTTACGATGCACGAACTGGTGAAATCAGAGATGACAGAAACCACATGTCTATGTTAGAAGATTTTTGGCTACCTCGTAGAGAAGGTGGTAGGGGTACAGAGATTACAACTTTGCCAGGCGGTTCAAACCTTGGTGAGATTGATGATATCACATACTTCCAGAAAAAACTATTTCGTTCATTGAATGTACCAGTATCAAGACTTGCAGAGGAAACAGGTTTCCAATTAGGTCGTTCTGATAACATTACAAGAGATGAATTGAAATTTACAAAATTTGTCCAAAGACTTCGTAAGAAGTTTACTACATTGTTCTTAGACATGATACGCACACAACTTCTACTGAAGGGTGTGATTGCCATGGATGAGTGGGATCACTTTAAAGAACATATTCAGTTTGACTTCCTACAAGATGGACATTTCACAGAACTGAAGAATGCAGAAATTCTTCGGGAAAGACTAGACATGCTTGGACAAGTCGAATCTTATGTTGGTACATACTTCTCTAAGGAATATGTTAAGAAACAAATCCTTAGAATGTCTGATGAGGAGATTGAAGAAATCGACAATCAACTTAAAGATGAAGAAGGTGGTGACATGGGTGGAGATGACGATGGCATGTTCGCACATAACGATCCAAATAAGGGAGATAAATAATGGACAATGTAAAAAACTTTGTAAGTTCAATTGCATCGGGCGACAACCTTGCGGCGGAGACACATTTTAATAATGCACTTGCTTCGAAGGTTGGAGATGCATTAGAAACAAAAAGACAAGACGTGGCACAGACATTTGTGACACACCACATTTCAGATACAAAGGTAGAAGAAGATAGTGAGTAAAACTCTTTCAGAATTCAAACAAGAATTACCAGAGAAAGATGAGCATAAGAAGTCGAAGGAGTACAAGAAGTTGTCTCCAGCGATGAAAAAGGCAATTGACGCTATATTCAAGGAAATGGATGCGAAACCTACAGATTTCCTAAATACTTTTGACAAAACAATAAATAGTGTTTCCAAGAAGTTCAAAGTTCCGCATAAGGCACTTATGGACTATTTTGAAA